CAAGACCTTCGTCCCACAGATCGATGGCTCCAAAACCGGCAATGAACTCCCTGGTATCGTCGATGAGGTCATCGCTATGGCCGAGGTCAATCCTGACGGCAGTGATCCGTTCCGGGCATTCGTTTGCCACACGCTGAACCCCTTCGGTTTTCCAGCTAAGGATCGCAGCGGTCGGCTGGGCCAGATCGAAGAGCCCCATCTTGGCCGACTGATGGAAAAGATCAGTGGCCCTGTCAAACCCGCAGGCGAGCGCCTGGACTTTGGTCGTCCACCGATGCTCGAGCCCGCAATTGTTGAAACAACCCCAGAAGAAAATAAAGGAGCAACCTAACCATGACCGGTTCCTGGAACGATTTTAACGACGCTGATTCCCAGACGTCTTATGACCTGATCCCCAAAGGCACTATCGCACCTGTGCGCTTGACCTTGAAGCCTGGTGGCTATGATGACCCGGCCCAAGGCTGGACCGGAGGTTATGCAACCCGCAATGAAACCTCTGGCTCCGTTTATCTCAATGCCGAGTTTGTCATTACTGAAGGTACTTACGCCAAACGCAAGATCTGGAGTCTGATTGGTCTCTTGAGCCTTAAGGGTCCGGAATGGGCAAACATGGGCCGATCCTTTGTGCGTGGCATTCTGAACTCGGCTCGTGGCCTTTCTGACAAGGACAACTCCCCTGAAGCCTTGGCCGCGCGTCGGATCAACGGCTTTGCCGACATCGACGGCATCGAGTTCCTGGCCAAGATCGACGTCGGCAAGGATGCCAATGGAGACGCCAAAAACGAGATCCGCTTTGCCGTGACACCCAATCAGAAGGATTGGGATGCTTATATACAATCAGGCGGTGTTTGGCGTCCAAGTGGTGGTGCTCCTGCTCAAGCCGCTCATACCCAATCGATGGCAGCGTCCGCACCGGCTCCGCAGCAGGCTGCACCGAACCGCCCGTCCTGGGCGCAATAGGAGCCGATAACCCATGTTGCTCCGTCCTCGCCAGAAAACCTTCGTCTACCGCTCAGTGCAGGCGCTTGAAGAACACGGCAACACTTTAGGCGTCGCGCCGACGGGTGCCGGTAAAACCATCATGCTCTCTGGCGTGGTGGGCCGGATGCTCAATGGAACCGATGCCAAGGCTGCTGTGCTGGCACACCGTGATGAATTGACAGCGCAGAACCTGCTAAAGTTCGCCAAGGTTAATCCGAAGATCACCACATCTGTTGTGGATGCCAGATCTAAGTCCTGGTGGGGTCAAGCAACCTTCGCTATGGTGCCAACCTTGGCCCGCCAATCGAGCCTAGATAATATCCCGGCGCTTGATCTTCTGGTGATCGACGAAGCGCACCATGTGGCGGCAGACAGCTATCGGCGGATCATCGACAAAGCCTATGAGCGCAATGCTGATCTTCGCGTGTTCGGCGTGACAGCCACGCCCAACCGGGGAGACAAAAAAGGATTGCGTCCGGTCTTCTCAAACGTGGCAGATCAGATCTCTATTGGCGAGCTCATCACCTCTGGCCATCTCGTTGCGCCGCGTACCTTTGTTATCGACGTTGGCACGCAGGAAGCGCTGAGGAACGTGCGCAAGACGGTCGATGACTTCGATATGAAGGCGGTTGACGCCATCATGAACAAGGCGCCGATCACGGATGCTGTGATCCGCCACTGGAAAGAAAAGGCCGGAGATCGGCAGACGGTGGTCTTCTGCTCCACTGTCGATCACGCTCGCAATGTAACAGACGCCTTCGTTGATGCCGGGGTTCAGGCATCAATGGTCTATGGCGAGATGGGATTGGCCGAGCGTCGGTCCACGCTGCGCGCCTTTGAGCAAGGCGACATCCAGGTCATTGTTAATGTGGCCGTGCTTACAGAAGGCTGGGACCATCAGCCCACCAGCTGTGTGATCTTGCTTCGTCCCAGCTCTTATAAATCAACCATGATCCAAATGGTGGGTCGGGGTTTGCGCACCGTCGATCCGAACGAGTTCCCAGGCCAAGTCAAAACGGATTGCATTGTTCTGGATTTTGGCACGTCCAGTTTGCTCCATGGCTGCCTTGAACAAGACGTGAATCTCGACGACAAAGCCAAAGGCGAAATGCAGACCAAAGATTGCCCCGAATGCAATGCGCTTGTTCCAACGGCAACCCGTGAATGTCCGCTGTGCGGCTATCAGTGGCCAGTTGAAGAACGCGAGGCCTCCGAGAAAACACCGATCAGCAGTTTCGTGATGTCAGAGATTGACCTACTGAAACGGTCGAGCTTTCGATGGTGCGATCTCTTCAGTGATGACGCGGCTCTGATCGCCAACGGCTTTAATGCCTGGGGCGGCATCTTCTTCTTGCATGGTCGATGGCATGCCGTCGGTGGCGGCAAAGAGCTGAATACGCATTTGATCGCCGTTGGGGAGCGAACTGTTTGTTTGGCGGCCGCCGATGACTGGCTCAATGAGAACGAAACAGACGAAAGCGCGCACAAGACTAAGCGCTGGCTCAATCAGCCCGCGACGGACAAGCAGCGCCAATATCTACCCGATGGTTTCCAACTTGATTACGGGCTCAACCGCTATCAGGCCTCGGCCCTGCTGACCTTCCAGTTCAACAAGTCGACCATCATCCGCTTGGTGAGTGCCGCCTCTGAAAACGCACGGAAAGCCGCATGAGCCATGAGCGAAATATCTCTTCGAGAACGCCTTTGGCATCCGCGCGGCAAGCTCTGCGGTATCTGCCGTCAGCCAACCCGAGGCTTTGGTTGGATCAATCGCTACGCGCCAAAGCAGAAACGCCAATCGGTCTGGTTCTGCTCCATGAGCTGTCAGGGGTTCTGGTCGCGGAAGGCGAAGGAGCGACTGGGCATGGTTGATCTTACCGAACAGGAGCAGGCCGCCATCCGCGCCGCCATGAAGATGGTTGCCGAAGGCATGGAGGAGATCGGCTGGGACACCCGGCTGATTGATCTCTCAGAGGCGCAGATTCTCACCCTCATCGAAGTCGCCGTCGGCGGCTTTCAAGACGCCATGTTCGCCATGGCCAAAAACCACGATACGGAGATCCCTTTTTAATGCTGGATTACAATCATTCGGCCACTATCGCTGAACAAATCAATGCGCTCATCGATGAGGCCTTGGTCACAGACAATCAAGCTAAACCCTCTCGCGATTACTTGGGTGGCTCTCGCCTTGGCGTCGCCTGTGAGCGTGCCTTGCAGTTTGAATATGCCGATGCGCCGAAAGATGAAGGCCGTGACTTTGATGGTCAGACCCTTCGTATCTTTGCAGCAGGTCATTTGTTCGAAGACCTAGCCATCGACTGGCTGCGCAAAGCCGGGTTCGAGCTCTACACCACCAAAGGCAATAAGCCGAATGGTGAGCAGTTCGGGTTTTCAGTCGCAGGCGGCCGGATCCGGGGCCATGTGGACGGCATTATAAATGACGGACCATTACTGCCCGGCTTTCCGGCGCTCTGGGAATGTAAGTCGCTCAATAACAAATCCTGGAATGACACTGTCAAACGAGGCGTGACAGTTGCCAGACCCGTCTATGCGGCGCAGATCGCAACATATCAGGCTTATATGGAAGTCTCGGTTTCAGGGATATCCAAGAATCCTGCGCTGTTCACCGCCATCAATAAAAACACAGCTGAGCTCCATCACGAGTTGGTGCCGTTTGATGCTGGGCTTGCCCAATCATCGAGCGACAAGGCTGTCCGCATCATTCAGGCAACAGAGGCCGGGGAGCTGTTACCCCGGATCGCTCAATCCGCTGACTTCCTTGAATGCAGATTCTGCTCGTGGACGGATCGCTGTTGGGGGATGGAAAATGGCTGAAGCCCCATCTGATGACAATGTGATCGCACTGGATCGCTGGCGCGATTTCAATGACGCGGAGCCCCAAAACCCGGATGCCGTTCATGTGCGGGACTTCTCTGAGACCACCGAGGAGATTAAAGCCCGGATGACCTTCAATATCCGAGGCGTGCTTTCCTATCTGCTCCCCGGCGGTGTTTATCGCGCGGGTAAGTTTGTGGCCGGTGACGTGCGCGGCAACCGGGGTGATAGCCTTTCAGTCGAGCTCACGGGGCCAAAGGCTGGCATGTGGCATGACTTCGCAACAGGCGAAGGCGGAGATATCATTGCGCTTTGGGCAGCCGTCAGTGGGCTTGATACCCGCACTGAATTCCCGGCAATCATGGAAGACATCAGGGGATGGCTTGATGGTTACACGCGGACTTATCACGACAGCCGACCTGCTAAGCTCAAGTCACCGCCTCTCGATGAGTTGGGCCCGGTCACGGCTAAATGGGACTACCTAGATGATGACGGCAAGCTGATCGCCAACGTCTATCGCTATGACCCACCCGGCGGAAAGCAATTCCGGCCTTGGGATGTCATCAATCGGAAAACCAAGGCTCCAGATCCAAGGCCGCTTTACAACCGTCCAGGGATTAAGAACGCGCAAGAGGTTGTGTTTGTTGAAGGTGAGAAAGCCGCCCAGGCGCTGATCGACAAAGGCATCCCTGCAAGCACAGCCATGAATGGCGCGAAAGCTCCACCTGATAGGACCGACTGGTCCCCTCTTAGAGGCAAGCGGGTTTTGACCTGGCCGGACAAAGATGTTCCGGGCTGGCAATACGCGCAGTCGGCTTCCCAAGCCATTCTGTCGGCGGGCGCACTTTCTGTTTCCATTCTACTGCCACCTGAAGACAAGCCAGAAAAATGGGATGCGGCAGACGCAATTGAAGATGGCATGGATGTTGCGGCATTTATTGTCAGTGCGGATCGTCAGACTGTTTATCCTGAAAAGGCCACGCTTGATCTAGCCGACTGGCATGCCACTCGCTATTCCGGCAAAGCGCCGGCACAACGCTTCCTTGTCGATGGCTCATTTCCTATGGGTGTGGTCTCGATCCTGGCGGCCATGGGGGATACCGGCAAAGGTATGTTGAGCCTGGATCTGGCGTTGTCTGTCGCAACAGGAGAACCCTCCAAGGTTTCCGT